TAGGGGGGAGAAGTTTTTTCACATGAAACTAAAAGGGTAAAGCCTATGAATCCGAAACAAAAAGAGAGGTACGACCTCCGATTGGCACAATACCAAGCCATTCAAGACGTAACGCCCGGCATGGCGGCCATCATTTGGACGCTAGCGTGCGTCGAAATAGAGGAGGAAATGCTGCAAGAATTTGTCAATGAGCAGGGCACCGTCTACCAAGTGGTGGGCAAGTCGGGCGACATTTACAGCCGGGCGAGGCCGGAGTGGCAGCAGCTGAAGGAGGCGCGGATGCGCAAGCAGGCGCTGGTGGCGCGCATCGAAAACCAAATAAAGGGCTATGACCAAAAAGAAAGCGAAGACGTCGAAACCTACTTCGGGTGATTACTACTTCGACGAGGCATCGGCAGATCGCGCGGTCAACTTTATCGAGAAATTTTGCAGCCACGTCAAGGGCGAGTTGGGCGGCCAGCCATTCCTCCTTGAGCAGTGGCAGAAGGATGACATCATACGCCCGCTGTTCGGGTGGAAGAAGCCCGACGGTAGGCGCAAGTACCGCACCTGCTACGTAGAGATTCCGAGGAAGAACGGCAAGTCCAACCTGTCGGCGGCCATCGCCCTGTATATGCTGTTCAGCGACGGGGAGCCAGGTGCCGAGGTTATCAGCGCGGCCGGTGACCGCCAGCAGGCGAACATCGTGTTCAGCGTGGCGCAGGAGATGATCTACAATCACCCTGAACTGCGCAAGCGGTGCAAGGTGCTGCGGACGTCAATTGAATACAAAAGTTCTTTTTACAAATCCATTTCGGCGGAGGCCTCGACGAAGCACGGGTTCAATTGCCACGCGGTTATTTTTGACGAACTGCACACTCAGCCCAACCGCGAGTTGTGGGATGTTCTCGTAACCTCGACCGGGGCGCGCACGCAGCCGCTTATCATCGCGCTGACCACCGCCGGCCACGACCGCAGCAGCATCTGCTGGGAAGTTCACGAGTACGCCCGGCAGGTGAAGGAGGGCAGCATTGTTGACCCTACCTTCCTACCTGTGCTGTACGGCGCCGACCCTGCCGACGACTGGACGCAGGAAGCCACTTGGATGAAAGCGAACCCCGGTTACGGCACCATCTGCAAAGCAGAGTATTTCGAGCAGGAAGTGCAGAAGGCCAAGAACGTGCCGTCCTATCTGAACACCTTTCTGCGCCTAAACCTCAACATCTGGACGAGCGCGGAGCAGGCTTGGATTTCCGACGACATTTTTATGCGAGGCGCTGACCCGCTGCCATCGGATGAGGTGCTGCGCACGCTGCCCTGCTTCGGCGGTCTTGACCTTGCCAGCACGCAGGACTTGACCGCCTTCGCCATGCTGTTCCGCGACGACGAGGCGAACTGCTTTTATCTCAAAGTTCACCAGTTCGTGAACTCGGAAAAGGCCGAAAGCAAGAAGTTGTCGGCGGGCATTGACTACCTGCGGTGGGCAGAGCAGGGCCACATCACCGTCATTCCTGGCAACACCACCGACTACCGCTACGTCAAGGATCACATCGTGCGAATGGCCGCGCAGTACGACCTGCGGGCGGTGGGCTACGACCCGCGCTTCAGCGCCTACATCGTCAGCGAACTGACGGCGGACAACATCGAGATGCGGCCGATGGCGCAGAACATTACCACCATGAACGGCCCGACCAAGGAGTTTGAGATGGAGATGCTGCGGGGCAACATTGTGCATGGCGGCAATGAGGTGCTGCGCTGGCAAATCGGGTGCGCCGTGGTCTACACCGACGTCAACGAAAACAAGCGCGTGGTAAAAGAAAAGTACAGCGAGACAAAAAAGGTGGACGGCGTCATTGCGTCCATCATTGCCATGAACGAGTACATACACCACCGCACCAACGGCGGGTCTGACGAACTGTTCACGGTAATTTCGCTGTGACTACATTTGGCTCATGGCATTTTGGGACAACATTTTCCGCGGAGCCAAGCCGGAGCAGCGGGCGCGCGTCGGCAAGTTCGACAGCCAAACGATTGCCCGCGAGATGGGCATCACCTACCGCAACCACGTCACCGTGTCGCCGGAGGGCGCCCTGGCCATCTCCACCGTCTACGCCTGCATCTACCGCATCGCCTCCACCTGCGCATCCTTGTCGCTTAACATCTACGAGCGCGACGGGCGGGAGGTCACCCTGGCGGAAAGTCACCCGGCCTACGACCTTGTCAAGTACACCCCCAACCCGCATCAAACCGCATACGAGTTTTGGGAAAACCTGTACGTGCAGGCGCTGATGCACGGGGTGGGTTACGCTATCATCGAGCGCGACAATCGCGGCAACCCGATCACGCTAAACCCCGTTCACTACTACGACGTTGAACCAAAGGTCATCGACGGCGAGCGGGTGTTCAGCGTCAAAGACATCGGGGTCATCTTTCCAGAAAATATGCTTGAACTTTGCAACATGGGGCGGTTGTCCCCTTTGCGGGTTCACTCGGAAAATATGGGTCTGGCCAAGGCGGTGCAGGACTACGGGTCGGACTACTTCGCCAACGGCGCCCGGCCCACGGGCATCTTGACGCCGGCCAACCCCATGAAGAAGGAGCAGCTGGAGGCGCTGCGCGAATCGTGGCAGTCGGCCACCAGCGGGGTGAAGATGCTGCCGTATGATATGCGGTATCAGTCGCAGTCAATCCCACCGGAGGAGGCGCAGTTCATTGAGACGCGCAAGTTCCAAGCGGAGGAAATTTGCAGGATCTACAGCGTGCCGCCCGACCTTGTCCAGTTGCCCGGAAAGTCGACCTTTAACAACGTCGAGCAGCAGCACATCCAATTCGCCCGGCACACCATCACCCCGTGGGCTATTCGCTTGTCGCAGGAGGTGGACCGCAAGTTGGTGCAGCCGTTTGACCGGCCGCAGATTTACAGCCGCCACGACATGACCGACCTGTTCCGTGGCGACATGGCCGCCCGCGCGTCGTTCTACCGGGAGATGCTCAACACCGGCGTGCTATCTATCAACGAAGTCCGAGCCAAGGAAGACCTTAACCCCGTGGCCGGTGGCGACACGCACACGGTCGCAGTCAATCAAATCGCGCTGGACACTTTCCAAGCGTACAGTGCTAAAATCAGTAGCAATGAAAACACAGGAGGAATTTGAAAAAGAAATCCGCGCAGCCTACGGCGACAACGTCGAACTGCGCGTGATGGAGGTGCGGGCCGCCGAGGGTGAGCGCCGCATCGAGGGCTACGCCGCGACGTTTAACGACGTGACCGACCTCGGTTACTTCCGCGAACAAATCGCGGTGGGCGCCTTTGACGGCCACCTTGCCGATGACGTGCGCCTGCTCATCAACCACACCGGCGTGCCCCTTGCTCGCACTACCAACGGCACCCTGCGGCTGTCCGTGGACGAGACCGGCCTGCGCTACGAGGCGCAACTGGCCGACACGCAGGAAGGCCGCGACCTGTACACGCTTATCAAGCGCGGCGACATCTCCCAATCCTCCTTTGCGTTTAGCATCGAAGAGGAAGCATGGGACAACAAGGCGAACCTGCGCACCGTCAACAAGGTAGGCCGCCTTTACGACGTCAGCCCGGTAACCTATCCGGCTTATGCCACCACCACTGTGGCCGCCCGCAACGCTGCGGCAGCCGCGCAGGAGCAAGCGCCGGAGCCTGCGCCCGAACCAACCCCCGCCCCTGAACCCAAGAATCAAGAAGTCCGTAAATTGGCCCCAGAAAAACCCCCCGTTAAAATGAATCTCAACGAACTCAAGGCGCTCCGCGCCAAGCACTACGAGGAGCACGTCGCCCTTGTAGAGACCCCCGAAAAGGAAGGCCGTCCATTAACCGATGCTGAAGAGCAGCGGGCCGAGTGGTTGGTCGCCGAAGTTGCCAACCTCGACAAGCGCATTAAGCACCGCGCAGATCACGAGGCTATGGTGTCTCGCGTTGCGTACAGCGGCACGGCGTCGCAGTCGGAAAAGCGCGAAATCGAGCGCGTCAACGGTCACTTTTCTTTGTCGCGCGCCATCCTCGCCGCCGCTAATGGCCGGTCGTTGGAGGGAGCCGAAGCAGAGTGGGCGCAGGAAGCCCAGCGCGAGATGCGCGGCCAAGGCTTGCAGGTTGTTGGTCAGGTGGCTATTCCCACCAAGGCTCTCTACCGTGCATCTGCTGACAACTTTACCGCAGGCGCTTACGGCGCGACGACCGACGGCGCGGCATTTGTGCCCGTAAACGTCGGCGCGGCCATCGAAGCGTTGCGCGCTCCGTCTGTCATTGAGCAGTTGGGCACCACGGTAATTACCGGCGCCACCGGAAACTTGAAGTTCCCGCGCGTCAGCGTAAAGGCAACCGGCGTAGCCGAGGGCGAGGTAGACGCAAACGCTGCAGCCGGCCTTGAGATGGACGAGGTCACGCTGTCTCCGCAGCGCGTCTCCGCCAAGACGACCTATTCAAAGCAACTGCTTTTGCAGGGCGGCGGTCAGGTGGATTTGGTCATCGCGCAGGAATTGCAAAATGCAATGAACGCTTTCATTGACACGAAAGCATTTGACACCTTGGACGGCGCGACCATCGACAACCAGTCGACGGACGGCAGTACGACCTTGACCGCCACCATTGCAGTGGCTATGGAAAGCGCGGTGTTGGCCGCTGGAGGAAACCTCGCCGCAGCCCGCTACGTCATGTCGCCCTCCGCTTACAAGTTTGCAAAGAACTTGGCGCAGGTGGCTTCTGTGTCCGCTCTGTACGACTTGGCATCAAACACCTTCAATGGCTACCCAGCTGTGGCTACGCCGTACTTGGTAGATGCCAGTTCAAACGTTGGTCAGATGCTGTTCGGCAACTTCCAGCAGGGCTGCATCCTCGCCTATTTCGGCGGTATCGACCTGCTCGTTGACCCATACAGCGCAGCAGGCAACGCGCAAATTGTTTTGCACGTCAACCGCTTCTTTGACTTCGACATCCGTCAGGCAGGCGCATTGTCGAAAATCGTTGACATCAACGCGGCGTAAGGTTAGATTGGTTGTTGGTTGGGAAGGCCGGGGCATCGTCCCCGGCTTTCTTATTTTTACCCCATGATGCGCATCAAAATCACTGGCTCGGCGTCGCTCGACGACATCATCACCGTGGCCAATCTCAAGGCTTTCCTTCGCGTAGATCACAACGACGAGGACACCTACATCACGGCGCTGCGGCAGGTGGCTATCAACTACATCGAAACCATCACCGACACGCGTCTCGGCGACGTTTCGGCGGTGGGCTACCTCGACAGCTGGTATCCGGCCACCTTCCCCGTCGGCCCGGTGCAGAGCATCAGCAGCATCACCTACCTCTCAACGGCCAACACGACCCAAACCTTGGGCGCGTCGTTTTACTACACCGACCTGAACGTGCAGCCCGCCCGCATTCGGTTTGTCTCGCCGCCCGACCTGTACGACGACGCCCTCGCCAGGGTGCAAATCAACATGGTCATTGGCTTTCCGGAGGCGAGCATTCCGCCTCCGATGATTCAGGCGGTGCGCCTGCTCGTCGGGCACCTGTACGAGAACCGCACAGAAGAGGTTACAGGCACTATCACCACCCGATTGAAGGTTGGCATCGACGCGCTCGTCTCACCCTTTAGAACGCTGCTATGAAGTTCGGGCGCATGGATTCCCGCATCACAATGCAGCGGGCAACCGAGGTCATCGACGACTACGGCCAGAGGCAGTTCACGTGGGCGACGCTGGCCACGGTGTGGGCGGATGTCATCTACCGCGAGGGGTCGGGGAACGAAAGCGTGCAGAGCGCGCAGATTATGTCCAAGCAGCCGGTGCACTTTGTCATCCGCTACGGGTCGGGGTGGGCTGACGTGAACCCCAAAGACCGGGTCAGCTACAACAGCAAGTTGTACAACATTGAGGCCGTGCAGGAAATCGGACGAAACGAAGGTCTGCGCCTCACCTGCACCATACGCGAATGAGAATTAGCGCATCCCTCGACGGCGTCGACCGGACGACGAAACGAATCAACCGCGCCGTCACCTACGGCAAGTTGAACCGCACGGAGGTGGCCGCCTCGTACCGCAAGGTCAGCGGCATTTTCATCCGCAAAGCGCGGTCGATGACCAAGGACTACCCGACCACCATCCGCGTGCGCCGGGGCAAGACCGTGCCGATGGACATCGAGCCGGGCACGCTGCGTCGGTCGTTCGGCAACTGGCACCCGTCGAAGAAGTTCCCCACCATTCTGGCGGGGCCGAGGGCCAACCACCCCATGGCGCGCAAAGTGCAGGACAACGCCGACGGATGGTTTGCGCACATCGTAGAAGAGGGCGATTTCAACGACTACTTCGGAGGCAATCAG